ATTTGGTTCTAGCAAGTACATCAGCCACACGGGATGCTGTAACTTTACCAATTCGCGCCTTAAACCATTCTTCTGAGCCTTGATCCATCATTTCAATCATAATTTTTCCTTTGCTTTATCTTTGGCGGCAATTATTTTCTTTTGCCAATCGGTATCACCATTGCAAGCGGCATAAGCGGCTTTGTAAGCGCTTTTTAATTGATCTTGGTCTGTAGATGCCTGAATAGCGGCTAAATGATCTACAAGCGCATTTTCATCAATTGTTGATGTAATAACTGTTTTACGACTAGCCGCATTGCCATCGTCATCCTCTGGTGCAATACCGCAAGCCGCCATAAGGCTATAACGCCTTGCGTAAGTTAAAGCACTTGCATAACCTTGCGGGTCATGCTTAACGGCTGGAAAATGCACAATGCCACATTCAAGCATTTCACCTGATTCGTGGACAAAAACAGTTTCAACCATTACGCCATCAGTGCAGTCATAATTTTTTTGTAAAAGAAATATGCCGTTATCGTTTAGAGAGTCCACAACAGCTTCAACGCAAGATGATAAGTCTGCATATCGGCTACGAAAATGTGGGTTTGTAGATGTTTTTAAGGCTGGTCCAAAAGCTTTTTGTGCCTTAACTAATGCTGTTGCTAAATTTTTCATTTATTACTTTCGTCAAGAATTTCTGTTGTTTTGCCAAATAAAACTATTTCACATACGTTGTTTAAACTATCTTTAATGTAGATATGTCTAACCAAGTATTCTGTTCCGTCTGTGTGAGTGCAGACTGATTCTTTTGTAGCTGTAGTAACTACATCATGCAAAAATTGCGTTATTTTCATGTTTCGTCTTTCAAATAAGCCGTTAGGCGTTTGATTCGGTCTGAGTGGTAATCACACATACGCTTTGCATATTCCTGTGCGCTAAGAGCCACTAACAGCTTGCGATGTGCCATTTCAAGTTCATTGGCCGCCAACTCTTTGGCTGATGGCAAACGCAAATAATTTTTTAGTAGGTTAATCATGCTTAACCTCGCCAAGCCAGCATTACACCAATACCACCAAAAATAATGATGGCTAAAACGCACTCAATAAGTGTTTGAATAATTTTAGATTTCATTGCGGTCTCTCTGAATTTGAACAAAGTTTGCTTTGGCTTCTTGCATAATACGTTTGTATTCAGCATCAGGAATGTCATAAGTTATGTGATTGCCTTGTTGGTCAAACACAAATACATCAAACATTTCTGCATAGTCATAGTCGTAGGGATGGTTATGTTGTGCTGGTAAATAGTCATAGCCAACCTTGACGTTTTGAACTGTGTTGCCGTTGTCATAAGAAACAACATCATCAAAGTAGTATTGAAGTTTGTGGTCAATCATGGTGTTTCCTTATGCGTATTCAACATGGTGCATTTCGTAATAAGCCTGAGCATCTTCTGCGGTTGATGCCTCCCATTCGCGGCAAATGGCAACCTCATGGCCATTGTTAAAAACAGCAATCCAAGCGGCAGGGATTGTGCAATTTAGGCGGTGGTTGAAATACTCTGATTGAAGGTAAACTTCGGTGATTTTGATTTGTTTGCGCATTTGAATTTTTCCTAAATAGACCCCGAGAAGTTCAGGGCATGTGTGCATTGTATAGGGTTCTTAACAGTTATCAAGAACTTTTTATCAGTTTTTATTAGGACTTTCCCTAATACGATGAGGCCGTAGCCTCATCAGTATCAAGCCAATAAAAGTGATTCTGCTTCTGACTTCAAGCGATTGCCATTGCCAAACCAAGCATTGTTCATGCGGGTATCTACGTTATGACCACGTTCATGGTCAATGTATTGGGTCACGGCATTTAACAAACCCCATCGAGTGCCATAAACACCTTGCTCTGATGCACCAATTCCCGCGCCATCAAAAAGTTCAAGAACTCTTTTAAGACCTTTTGACTCTTTGTATTTTTCAGTCTGTGCATCAAAAATTGGCGGAAATAATTGTTTTGTAAAATATCTTGCGGCTGACAATGAAAGGTCTTGTCGAGCAAGTGATCTGTATTTGTCCATCATTCCATCAAAGCCGCCAACAATAATGCCGAGACGTTCACGCATTAGGCTGGCATCAAAGTCTGTGCCATGTGTCAACATCACGCGACTTGGTGCTGATTCAGTATCAGCCGCAGAAAGGGTGTTATTACACACAACCCGAATACTGGTAAATTGACCAATCGTGGCGGCAGAGCCATCAAATGATGTGCTAAGAAGCAAATAACCTTTGACAGCATCATCATTTAAAACCACTGATTCTTTATTGACATTTGCCAGTGCCCAGATTCGTTTACCGCCCTTAATTGCGCCTGCAACTTCAAGAGTAAAACCAGCCGATTGCACAAGGGTATTAAAAAAGTCCAAAACATCTGCTGGTTGGTGAATTTTGTACCTATCAGACACAACACCTAAAGGAGTCATTGTGTCATTGCGAAAAATAACATTTTTGTTTTTAACTGTAAAAATATCACCAGATTGGCCATGTGGTTCAAAACGAACCGGAGTAACTTCTGCATCCCACTCAAGTCCGGCTTCTTTGCGCCAAACATCAATAGGTGCATTTTGGGTAAGCTGTTGACCCAGACCATGCCAAGGTGTGCTGTTGGCGTATGCAATTTCTGCTTTGCCTGTTTGCGTGTTGTTTTCAATTAAATGTGCCATGTTTTCTCCAAATAGACCCTTATGCGAAATTGCTAGGGCATGGTCACATTGTATAGGGTTCTAAACACGAGTCAATAATTAATGTAAAACTTTTATTAGGACTTTCCCTAATATAAACTTGTGCTTTGTATAGTAAAATGCACGAATGTCTAAAGATGATGCAATTTTAAAAGCTGGTTCACAAGCCGCCCTTGCAAGGTTGCTTGGTGTGACTCGTGGGGCTGTTTCTCAATGGAAAAATATGCCTAAAGGTCGGTTGTATCAGCTTATGGTTTTGAAGCCAGAATGGTTTAATCGTTTATAATTTTTTTGAAACACGGCTAGGTCTGAAGTCATGAGCAGACCAAAAAGAGTTAACCCTTCTCCTGCCGATTGTTTCTTTTCTAAGGGTGTTTTAAAAAGGTAAGACCACGTGCATTACTACACATTTAATATCGGTGATTATCGAGGTGCGACTGCACATTTATCAAACGAAGAAGACCTTGCTTACAGAAGACTTCTTGATATGTATTACGACACAGAAAAAAAAATCCCAGTAGATAGCCAATGGGTTGCCAGACGCTTGCGTTTGGATAGTAAAGTAATTGAAGTTGTGTTGGCCGATATGTTTGAAAAGCAAGAGGATGGTTGGTTTCATGCTCGTTGCCATGATGTGATTGGTCAATATCATGCAATGGCAGAAAAGAACAGGCAAAATGGTAAATTGGGCGGTAGAAAAAAGAACCCAGTGGGTATCCCATTGGAAACCGACTTGCAACCCAGCGCCAAGGCAACTAGTAACCAAGAACTATTAACCAATAACCAAATAAATACCAATATATGCTCACCTGATGGTGAACCTGAGCAAAAACTGCCTGATTGTCAACATCAAAGCGTTATTGAGTTGTATCACCAATGGTTGCCAACACTGCGAAAAGTTGAAGTTTGGAACGCAACAAGACAAGGCTATTTAAGGCAACGATGGCGTGAGGTTGCTGAAGAATTGTCGCGTGATAAGCAAATTGAGACAACTCATGTACTGCAATGGTGGAGTGAATTTTTCCAACATATTGGTAAATCTAAGTTTTTAACTGGCAAAGTAAACAGTAAAGATGGCCGAGCATTTACTGCCGACTTGGAGTGGATTCTCAAACCTAGTAATTTTGCAAAAATCGTAGAGGGAAAATATCATGGCACTAACTAATTTTAAACAGCAAAACAATCAAATTGACGATACAAATCACTCTTTATGTAGTGTTACTGGTTGCGGGAATCGTTGGGCGGTTCAAATGGAAGGCCAGCGCCCAATGTGTTCAAAGCATCAATGGTCGGATGAAAAACCAGCGACTAAACGTGATATTGCGGTTGCAACATTTACACAACCACCAGTTCAGCATTGGCAAGATGACGAGGTTTTTTAATGTATGACCACAAATCTTTGTTGGACAAAAGACGGGAAGGCCAAGAATTTAGCCTTGCTGACATCAACCGAGCATTGCGAGATGCTGGAGACCTTAAGCCTTACGGAAGCCAGAGAGTGGATAAAACGTTATCGCAAGAAACGTTTAGAGCTGGGCAAGCAGGAAGCCCAAGCATGGTGGGAAAGTGTCAAAGTGGATATAAAAAAGAAACGTGGTCAGGATGGTCACGATACCTTGATTACAAACATGAGGCAACAAAATGAGACGAGCCGCTCGGGTTGATGCAAATCAAGAGCAAATTGTTAGTGCGCTTCGTGCCGCTGGTGCGTATGTTTGGATTATTGGGCTACCTGTTGATCTTTTAGTTGGCTTTCGTGGCCACACATTCTTGGTTGAAATTAAAAGCACCTCTAAAAAGCGTTTAACGGGATTACAAGCGCATTTTTTTGAAAATTGGTCAGGTAATACATTGGCAAGAATTGACAGCCCTGAAGCGGCTTTACGAATGATTGGAGTTGTTAAATGAAACCAGAAGAAGCGGCACAAACAATCAGGGATAAAGCACCAGCTTATGGTGAAGCAAAAGCACAAAGGGTGTACCTTGAAGAATTCCGCAAATCTAAAAAAGCCATTTTAATGAAAGATGCATTAAAACTTGGAGTAGAAGCGGCAAATGCACAAGAGCGAGAAGCATACGCAGACCCTGCTTATCATCAATTACTTAAAGGCTTAGCATTGGCAATAGAGCAAGAAGAAACTTTAAAGTGGGAACTTGAAGCGGCAAGGCTTGATATAGAAATATGGCGCACCAGAGAAGCAACTAATCGTATGCAAGATAGGTCGCACCAATGAAATGCCCTGAATGTGGAACTTGGACGATTGTTAAAGAAACCAGAACCAGCGATGAAAACACACGCAGACGCAGACTTGAATGTGCAAATGAGCACAGATTTACTACTTTGGAGACCATAATTGTTTCAAAAACACGCATACGTCAGAAGCAAAAAATTGCTAAAACTGGTGTCAACTCTTGATTGTCAACTTTGTGGGTCTGGTAATTGTGTGCAAGCGGCACATACAAACTGGGGTGGTGGTAAAGGTAGAAGCATTAAAGCTGATGACAACTTGGTGGCCGCTTTGTGCCTTAAATGCCATTATGAAATAGACCAAGGTGCGCATTTATCAAAAGATGAGCGCAAAGAAATGTGGTTAAAAGCCCACACAGCAACAATTAAGGCACTTGGAGACAAATGGCCTACCGAAGTGCCAATTCCTTATTTGCCTTTGTGAGCCTTGTCTAAACCTTGAGCCTCATGGCGTTTCAGTTCTTGCTCTACAGCTTTTATGCGGGACATTTCAGCGCGATGCTCAGACACTTTTTCATAGTGCATAGGCTGTTTAGAGGCGCTAGATTTAGCAGAAGTGATTTTAAAATTTGTGGCCATGACAAATCCTGTTAAAATAGAGTTGACATTGTGCCACATAGCGCATAAAGTCAAAACCATAAATTCTTTGCAAGGAAAATATCATGGGTAAAATGGACACAACAATGGCTAAAAGCACAACTGGTGCAACACCACCTAAAGGCGCTGAATCGTCTGACCGTACAGGCGAACGCATGGAAAAAATGCGTGGTGGCGTTGCTATGGGTAAAGAGGACAAAATGGGTGCTGATCACCAGTTCAACACTGGCCGCACCAACGGCATTTGCTACACAAAAACAAAATCAGAGTACCGCTAAAAAGCGAAACCCAGACAGTCATGCACGACTGAATGGGCTTCTAAACATCACAAATAATAAGGATTTGAAATGTCTGGTTTGAATTGTAAGGCTTGTGTCTACTTCAACGATATAGGTCAAATGGGGCAATGCAGACGCTACCCCACTTACCAAAACCGTCACTACACAGAGTGGTGCGGTGAATTTGAGTTAGTTGCCATCGTCCCAACGGAGGATGTTACACCCGCCTTAGTTGCGGGTGCTTTTTTGCCTAAAAAACGTGGCAGACCAGCAAAGGATGCAAAATGAACTTGCAACCACTCAAAGATAAAATTCTTGTTCGCCCTGAACAACGCATCCAAAGCACAATATATTTTCAATCAGCAGAGGCTGAGAGCCGTGGAACGGTTATGGCGGTAGGCCCAGAAGCCCAAGCCGAGGGTTTAAACATTGGTGACAAGATTGCTTTTGGTACATTCCACAAAGACTATAAAGACGAATACCTAAAGTTTGAAGAAATCAAGCACAATAATGAGCGCTTACTCAAAATGAGTTGGCAAGATGTTTGTTTTGTAATTGAGGAGTAAAAAATGGCTAGTAAACCCGGTCTTTATGCCAATATTCACGCTAAACAAGAGCGTATCAAGCAACAAAAAGCAGAGGGCAAACCTGTTGAACGTATGAGAAAGCCCGGCTCAAAAGGCGCACCCACAGCTTCGGATTTTAAAGAATCTGCAAAAACTGCTAAAAAATGATTGAACAAATAACAACTCGAATTGCTGATTTAGAAAAGCAAAAAGAACAAATGTTGGCTAACTTTCATGCCATTTCAGGCGCTATTGCTGAAAATCAAGCATGGCTTAAACAACTGGAAAAAGATGCAAATAGTCCAACGCAAGATTGAGGATTTAATTCCTTATATCAAAAACAGTAGAACGCACTCCGCAGATCAAATTGCCCAAATAGCGGCAAGCATTAAAGAGTTTGGCTGGACTAACCCTGTTTTGGTTGATGGGGAAAACGGCATTATTGCGGGTCATGGTCGTGTGATGGCGGCACGTAAACTAAAGTTTACTGAAGTCCCAACAATTGAGTTAAAAGACCTAACCAAAACTCAAAAAATGGCATACATCATTGCTGACAATAAACTAGCACAAAACGCTGGTTGGGATAACGCAATGCTTTCTATAGAGTTAGAAGAACTTAGCAATACTGGCTATGACATAGATTTATTAGGTTTTACGCCTGAAGAAATTACAGAGTTGTCATTTGGTGAAGACGATGAGCAAATCGACAATAGTAAATACACCAAAAAAATAGATGCACCAGTTTATGCGCCATCTGGTGATTGTCCTGAAATTGGTGAACTTTACGATAAAGTCAAATACGAAGAATTAACAGCAAAAATTCACCAAAACCCTAACATTGAGCAAGAAATTAAAGACTTTTTGTTAGCGTCAGCCGCAAGACATATACGCTTTGACTTTGAGCAAATTGCAGAGTTTTATGCTCATGCTGACCCAGACTTACAACAGCTTATGGAAGAAAGTGCCTTGGTTATCATTGACTTTGATAAAGCAATTGCAAATGGATATGTAAAGCTATCGCAATCTATAAGTGATGTTTACGCCAGTGAAAAAGGCGAAGAACATGATGCTTAAAACTTTTGCCGTGTTTATCCTGACGCATGGTCGGGCAAATTCTGTTTATACCTACCAGACTTTACGCAAACAGGGCTACACGGGCAAAATTTACTTAATATGCGATAACGAAGACAAGCAACTTGATCAATACAAAGAGGTGTACGGCAAAGATTCCGTAATAATTTTTAACAAGCAAGAAGCTATTGATTTTACTGATAGTGGAGATAACTTCAAAAAACGCAATAGCGTGGTTTATGCAAGAAATATTAGCTTTGATATTGCAAAAAGTCTTGGTTTAACGCACTTTTGGCAACTAGATGACGATTACACAAGGTTTGATTATTCAACCAACGAAGAATTGCAGTACATAACTTCTGAAAACAAGATTGGCAAACTAGATGATATTTTGCTTGCATTGGTCACGTTTTTAGACACAACACCATTCCACTCGGTGGCATTTGCACAAGGTGGTGACTTTATTGGTGGCGAAGGTTGCGTGTTACTTAGCAAAATGCGAAAAGATGAAATTTACAGAAAAGTAATGAATTCGTTTATGTTTCGTGTAGATCGCCCCGTTAAGTTTATGGGTCGAATTAACGAAGATGTAAATATGTACGCTGAATGGGGTAGGCGTGGCATATTGTTTATGACTACACCACAATTGCGATTACAGCAAATTGTTACTCAGCAAAATGCGGGTGGTTTGACTGAAATCTACCTTGACCTTGGCACTTACACCAAGTCGTTTTATTCAGTCATGTATGCACCATCATGTGTGAAAATTTCAGAAGTAGGCACAAATGACAAGCGGATACACCATCAAGTATCATGGAAGCACACTGTGCCAAAAATACTAGATGAACAGCATCGCAAGCCAAGATTGCTTTCGCGTGTGACAAGTACAGTAAAATAAACGCTGTAAAACAACCTTTTGCGGAGGTTAAATATGAACGAAACAACTGAAAATTCCACCCAACTGCCTAAAAAAGAGGCAGATGAGCCAAAGCAGAATGGTGGGGCACGTGCTGGGTCAGGCAGAAAACCATTTTTACCTACTGATGCAGAGCGCAAACAAGTTGAAGCAATGTCTGGTTATGGTGTGCCGTTTGAGCAAATAGCCGCTTTGGTGCGTGATGGTATAGACATTGACACGCTAAGAAAATACTTTCAGCTTGAACTTATCAATGGCAAAGCAAAAGCCAATGCAAAAGTTGGTCAAGGTATTTTTCAAAAAGCAATGGCTGGTGATACAACAGCACAAATTTGGTGGAGTAAAACCCAAATGCGATGGTCTGAAACTCAAAAGCATGAACTTACTGGCGCTAATGGTGCGCCTTTGCTATCCAACATTCAAGTTACATTTGTTAAGCCTAATGAGTGATGTTGAACAAGCTGTTGCAAAAGCTGAGTTCCCACTCAAGCTAGAGTGCCTTTTCAAGCCATCACGCTATAAAGTTTTATACGGTGGCCGTGGTGGGGCTAAATCGTGGGGAGTTGCTAGAGCATTACTTATTAAAGGCGCACAAACCCCATTACGAGTGCTTTGTTCGCGTGAATTTCAGACATCAATTAGGGATTCTGTACACAAATTATTGTCAGATCAAATTATGGCTTTAGGGTTGGACAGTTTTTATGAAATTACCCAAACCAGCATTAGAGGCAAAAATGGGTCGGAATTTTCATTTGTTGGCTTAAAAAACAATGTTTCTAATGTTAAATCATACGAGGGCGTAGACATTTGTTGGGTTGAGGAAGCGCAAACTGTAAGTCGTAGTTCGTGGAATACCCTAATACCAACTGTGCGAAAAGAGCAATCAGAAATTTGGATAACCTTTAACCCTGAGTTAGAAACAGATGAAACTTACCAAAGGTTTGTACTTAATCCACCTGAAAACTGCGTAGTTCAAAAGGTCAATTGGTCAGATAACCCTTGGTTTCCTGAAACTCTTAAACTTGAGAAAGATGCTTTAAAGTTTCGTGATCCACAAGCCTATAATGTAGTTTGGGAGGGTTTATGCCGACAAACGGTAGATGGGGCTATTTTTGCCAGAGAAATGCAAATGGCTGAGTTGGATGGCCGTATTACAAAAGTTAACTATGATGCTACAAAGCCTGTTCATGCCATATTTGACCTTGGTTGGTCTGATGCCACAGCAATTTGGTTCTTACAGTTTGTAGGCATGGAAACACGCTTAATACGTTACATTGAAGGCAACCAGCAAACCATGAGTGACTATTTGGCCAAAATGCAGACTTTTGGGTATATGTACGATACTCTTTGGTTACCGCATGATGCTGAGAACAAGACGCTGGCCGCCAATGGTAGAAGTATTGAGGAAATTGTAAGGAATGCTGGTTACAAAACCAAAATTATCCCTAGAACGCCCATCATGGATTCAATCAATGCGGCCAGAACATTGTTTACAAATATGTGGTTTGACAGGGAAAACTGTCACGAGGGCTTGCAATGCTTACGCCATTACCGTTACGATGTTGACCCAGACACTAAGCAATTCAGCAAAACGCCATTACACGACAACTATTCACATGGCGCTGATGCGTTTAGGTACATTGGTTTGATGGTAAATGAGCCTAGACAAGCCAGAAAGCCAAAAGCAAACGCAAATTATGGTAGCGATTATTCTTGGATGAGTTAAAATGTTTCCAAATCACTTAGGGCAACATAATGGCTGATGATTACGACAAACGAATTCAAGAAGCAATAGAGTTTCTCAAGTTTGCTAACGATGCAGACACAATGAATCGTCAGGAAGCGCTTGAGGATTTAAAGTTTGGTGCTGGTGATCAATGGCCAGTTACCCTGCAAAACTCACGCAATCTTGAGTCACGCCCTTGCATTACTGTAAACAAGGTGGATAACTATTGCCGCCAAGTCTCCAATCAGCAACGCCAACAACGTCCCCGCATTAAAGTCCATGCCACAAACACGCATGAGGACATGGTTGACGCACAGACCATTAGCGGCATCATTCGCCACATTGAGGTCAATTCCAACGCTGACCATGCTTATGACAATGCGTTTGAATACGCTGTTCGCATGGGATGGGGTTATGTACGGGTCAGAACTGACTACATTTCAGAGGATTCGTTTGACCAAGAAATCTACATTGACCCTGTGGATAACCCATTCACGGTTTACTTTGATCCCAATTCAATAGCGCCTGATGGCTCTGACGCAGACCGTTGTTTAATTACAACAATGATGCTGAAAGAGGAATTCCGCAAGCTGTACCCAGACGCTGATGACGGTGGCACAAGTTTCACACAGCGTGGAACGGGTGACTCACAGTCTGAGTGGATTACTAAAGAGGACATTCGCCTTGCTGAGTATTACTACACAGTCAGGGAAAAGGCTACTTTGTACCTTTTAAGCGATGGTTCATCTACATTTGCTGATGACAAAGACTTCTTTAAGCGCTTAGAGGCTTATGGCATTACGGTGGTTGACAAACGTGATTCGTTCAAGAAAACCATCAAGTATTGCAAAATGACTGCGGTTGAAATTCTTGAGGAACGTGATTGGGCTGGCAAATACATCCCAATTGTTCCCGTTTATGGCCGCCACATTGTCATTGGTGACAAGCGCAAAAAGTTTGGCATGATTCGCTATGCCAAAGACCCACAGCGTATGTATAACTTTTGGCAAACCGCCATTACTGAGGGTGTTGCATTAGCGCCAAAGGCTAAATGGTTGATTGCTGAAGGTCAAGACGAAGGACATGAACAAGATTGGGCAAATGCCAACATCAAGTCATTCC